CCCTTTATTCAATCCGCCGCCTTCATTACCCAAAAGATTTGTTCCGCCCAGAACCATATCTCCCTCATTCATGGCGTGTAACACCCCGTCGATTAGGAAAAAGTCATCAAGTTTGGGACCTTGCTGGACGGGGATAGTGGATTTTCCCGGAGGGAGACTATTAGGGTCGGAGGCGGTGGCTCCCGGCTCCTCCATAGGAGAGAAAAGCCCTGGGGCTTCTCGGGCGGTCATATAACCAATAGCGGCGGCCACAGGTCCTCCCATCATCGCACCGCCGACGCCGCCGACTGCGCCCGCTGCCAATCGCTTCTGCGCTTGCTGTTGTTCGGCTTCAGAGTCGGTGAAGAAGCCCAATGATTGCAACACGTCTTTGGCGGCGAAGAAGATCGCAAATGCGGAACTGACCACTCCGCCGACAATCTTTATATATTTCCCAATCGTTCCCAAGTAGCCGGTAATCTTGCTTAAAACTTTTCCTATATTAACGAAAAACTTCACGAAAGGCAGCGCCAGAAATCCAGTAAAAGCACCGGTCAGGGCTCGCCCAAAAGCAGTGGCTGAATCTTTCATCTCGGCTAGCTTCGTAAGGGCATTCCCTAAACCATTCACAAAGTCAACCATAACATCGGCATTCTTTACTAGCATGTTTTGAATGGCTATTTCAATCTTTTCCGTGGCTCCTCGATAGTCTGAAATTCGCTTGTTCGCTGCTTCATCTTCTTTGGTAATTTGGTGAAGACTCTTGCGGGTATCCAGAAGTCGCTTTGCTCGTTCTTCGCTGATCTGAAGTCCTCCTGCAAGCATTTGGATCTCACGCCTATTCATCTTGTTTACATCAAGACCTTGGCGCTGGAATTCTCCTCGAATGGCCAAAATTCTTTCATTATGTTCCAAAGACATGATAAAGGCGCTGTTTAACCGAGTTCCAAACTGGGCGTTCAACATCATTGCTCTTTCAGCGGCACTCTCGAACGTATCAAAACCTTCGGCTACCTTGAAGATATCCTGTGTTTCCATCCCCAAGGAACGGGCCAACTTCTTTAGTTTAATAAACTGCCCCTCGGCTGCTGTCCCGTATCTGGTAAGGGGATCTCGCAGCCCATCGAGATCCTTCAGGATAGTTTCAATTCCTTGTCCCACTAGTCTTGTAAGATCCTTAAGTCTATTAAGGGTGCCAATTGCCTGACGGGGAGCCTGGTTCATCGTGGTACCGAAGAAATCAAAGGCTTTAGTCGTAGATTCTATCGATGCACCAAAGTCTTTAAAATTTCGGGTAAGGTAAGCCACTTCGTCCTGGACTGTTTCTCCTAGAAAAGCAAAATCTTGATATCCCGAGTTGAGACCCACTAGAGCCTTTTGAAGGTCTACAAGAGATAAAGTATTATTGGCAGTATCCTGTCTAAGGCGACCAAAATTATCAGATAAAGCGGAAACCTGTCCTGTCTGTTTTGCCAGATCCGCATTCAAATCACTAATAGAGAAAGCCATTCCCACCGTCTTATCTAAGACGCCACCCATTGTAGTAAAAAGTGCTAAATGACCTTGTGTCAGTTGGTTCACAAGAATAGCAGAAGCACCCATTGCTTCGCCGAAGGGTCCGATAGCCTTATTGGCTTTTTCTACTGCCTGCTCATATGTCTTTACAGCAGCCGCTGCTTTCTTGGTGCTTTCCGTCTGTTTAATCTGTTTCTTGTCGGCTTCGTCAAGTTGTGCTTGGGCGGCACGCATGGCTGCCTGTTCTTGTAGGCTAAGGTCTAGGTTTTGTTTCTTTAATTCTTTTTGTTTTTCTAAAAGAACTAGATACTCTTGAAGACTGGCGTTATTCTTAGCACGGGCCGCCAATTCGGCTTCGGCTTCCTTCACATCAGCAGTAGCCCTCTCCGTAGAAGAGGTTGAAGACCCTTTGTTCGCCGCATTTTTAAGCAGCTTTAATAGTTCTTCCGCTAATTTCTTGGGATCATTTTCCGCTACCATAATCTAGAATTCCTTGGTTAATTCCGGATAGGCCAGTTAATACCAGACTCACGCTCGAAACGGCGGATTGCCACATCAAGACGTGCTTTTTGTTTGTAAGTCATGGGATCATCCAGTCCATACTTACGGATAAAGTCCATATATCTTTTTTCGTTGACCAAAGCGTCAGTAAAGCGGGTCACCTCAATACGGTTTCCTCGTACTTTTACTGGGATCCTACGACCTTTAAACATCTTGGACAATAAGTATTCAATCCACGCTGCTAAGACGTGGAGAATATTCTCGTTCAATTGATCACTTTTAAAATCGTTAAGATCTAGGATTTCGTTTTCAAAATCGATCTTCATAGATACACATCCTCCGCTCTACTAAGTAGTCTGATCATCTATTTATTTTTATGTGTATCTTTTGCCACGAGCACCACCTGATTTGCGGCGGGCTTGCTGACGCTGTTCGTTCTCTCGTTCCTTGTATTCTTTAATTTGCTGTAAAAACCAAATTCGCATACGAACTGGTAAATTATAGGCTTCGAAGAAACTCCAATTGCCGTAATACTTTAGTTGGAACAGTTGTTGGTAAGTATTTTGGATATACTCGTCACTTAGGCCAAAAAAAGTCCACGCCGAGCGGGACCTCCATATCGGTCTCATAGTCACAGTTAGAGCAAGCATAATGTTGGGCTAGATTGATATTAGGAACAATCTCGCTGTAGCGATTTCTAAGGTAACGAGCATCACGGGCTGGCATGTTTTGGATGAGGGTTTCCTTCATGATGGGAGACGTGTCACCGTTTACACTTACAATGTAGGTTCGGAACAGTTCTGTCATGGTTCCGCTGCTTTGGTTACCACGGCTCTTCTTTTGAAGATTCTTGGAAAAAACCGCCTCATCCGCACTTGTTAAAAGGCGGCACTCTACCTCTACTTTGGTCATAGGAAGAAGAAACTTAAAGGTTCCTTCCTGGGTCTGAACAATATCGTCGGCAGTTGCTAGGGTTTCTGCCACATTGTTGATGGGCGGCTCTGCTAGGTCAAAAGTATATTCATCAGCGTTGTCGCATGATGGACAGGTAATAGTAGTAGTGTAATCAGCGCCATATCCTGTACGGCGAGCACCCACTAGAAGAGCGTTTTTATCCCCTACCAATAGTGTATCAACTCGAACTCGCTTATCCACAATAATATTTTGTAACATACGGTCAAGTGCAACGCCCTGCTTGAGGAGTGCCTTTGATGTGAGGATGTCCTCTTCTTTCGCCGTCATATAGCGAATTTCCATAGTGGTCTGGTTGTAAAGAGGATGATCCTCGGAATAGAACCTACCTTGACTTGGCAATTCTACAAACTCACTAGGAACAGCCCAATTAAAACTAGGGGCTGTAGGGTTATTGTCAGGAGACAAGCCCGGAGGCGTGTTACTGGTGGGCTGGGGAGATCCTTCCGCTAGGAATTCCGGATCAATATTTTCGGTACGATTTTCATTGCGACTCATATATGCAACCTTTCTCTTCTACTAGTATATAGCAAAAGGAAAATAAATTTAAGAGACTCTTGTTTTAATTTGCCGCAGCAGTTTGACTGAGTCCGTATGCTTGAGTTTTAGTCAGTTTTGCCCAGTCATAGGCAATCTCGACTGTTACTTCATTCATGTCGTCTGAAGAGTAGTCCAACGATCCTCCGAAATCCACCGAGGTAATGAAGGGATTTTGAAGTTCCCAACGCTCGATAATATTTCCATCTTCATCAATCTGGTCAATCATGACAATGCCGATTGCATCGTAAAAGCCCTTCTTGCTCAAACTTAATTTAGAGTTATTTGCAGTCGTGGGGAACTTGTACCCACTGGCTCCGAGGACATCCAAGAAAGCGTAAGACAAATCAGGATCAACAGGGTCAACCAGAGTCACCGTAATGGGATCCCAGGTTACACGCCCAGGATATTTGAAAGTATGGTCAATGTACTGGTGCTCAATTACACTTACATTAGCCTTTGGCTTGCTGGCAGTCTTAATCGTCCATACGGGGATCGGTACTGCAACACCTTCCACTTTATTAGTAAATTTCAACTCAAATCGAAATCTGCGTTTCGGTTCAGTTCTTACGTCATTCCAAAATAAACTAGCCATTACCTGTTTTTACTCCTTGATATAAATAGTGTCCTGCCAAATTAATCCGCAAATGATGCGCCACTATTTGTGACAACAAAATCGATTGCGAAGAACTCGACTGCCCTTGTGGGCTTAACAAGCAACTTAGCATAGATAATGTTACGATCAATAAGATCAGGAGTCGTTGTGCTTTCGTCGAGAATGAGACGGAATTCTTCAATACCGAATTCAGCCTTTACGCTTTCAAGCACAGGAGTTGCCTGACCGATAAATCGATCCCAGGTATCTTGCACGTTAGGAGCAAACAACAAGCGAGAAGCAATGAAGGAAATCTCACGCTTCAAGTAGATCATCAAGCGACGGACGTTAATACGATCCAAAGCCGATGCTGTTTGCTGTAGAGTCTTTTGACCAAACACTACGATTCCTTCTGCTGGGAACTTAGCAATTGGGTTAATATTATTCTCATACAATGTGTCTCGGTCGTCTGAAGTCAGGCGGCGAGATACATCGAGGACTGGGATGCCAGCAGCACCCTCGCTCAATCCACCTCGGGTGAATCCAGCAGGGGCAAACCACGGAGCCTGAAGTCTGTCGGTAGTTGACAAGACACCCAAGGCAGCAACGGTTGGCGGTGCCCACAATGTCTGATTTGTATTGGAATCAAAGATGCGGACCCATGGGTAATATGTGGCACCATAACTATTGTTGATGCTTCGTCCTGCTAGAGCATTGGCGGCAGCACTAGGCGTGTTACCTTCGTTAGCAGCAGCCGGCCCCAACACTGTTTCAGCACTTGGTGTATATCCGTACTGAATATCAATAAGTGCCAAAGTGTCTGCACGATTCTCGGCTGTATCCAGCAAGTAATCAGTTACTGAAGATACCCAGATTCCAGGAATCGTCACTGCATTCATCTGAACATAGTCGGGATCCGAAGCGATGTTAATTGCTTTACGAAGACTAAACAGTTCGTAAGAAGCCTTCTCGTCCGTGGCAGTACTAAAGGCGCTGTTGCGGAAAGGTTCACGCTCGGTGATGTCATACCCGTTAAAGCCACCAGCAAGCATCGTCGTGAAACGATCCAAGCCTGCGTCTAGCGAGGCAGTGTACGACCCGTTAAGAGCCGACACACTTGTGAGGCTTCGACGAAAATCGTCCTGGTAAGCATATCCTGCGGTCGCCGATCCAGAAATATTATCAAGAGAGAAAACCCAAGATGTCACTACCGAGTCAGTAAGCGAATTTGTGGTCGTCTGACCTTCAATATCATGTGTCGTTGCCGCTGGATTAGCCGACTCCCCCGAAGACTGAACATCGAAAGAGCGAGGGCGTAACATATCGGGCAAACTTTCATTATAGAAAGTATCCGTTGCACTACGTCCGGACCAGGCTCCCCAGTAAGTACCACGAAGAGAGCGGGGGGATCCCCACGTACTCAACTGGCGCAGCGGAAGGCTTGGGAAGCGGATGCTGCAATTCAGCGAAGCGGCGGTTGCCATAAGAACTGGGAAATTAGATTGACTACCCGAGAAAAATGCTGAACCGGAAAATCCAGCATTTCCAAAGCGTAATGAGTCCCCGCCATTAAGCATGGTCTCGACAGAGTTAGCATACGTACCTGAGGCGGCGGATCCGAAGTTTGACCAACCACCAGATCCGCTAGCATAAGATACATCACGGTATTTGAGAGGTCCCCACACACCGAAGGGTAAGAGGCGACGCTCGCCAACACCGGCTGCTACGTCATCGTCCATAACGACTCTGATGTAATTAGATTGGTTGGGGAACTGACCGTACTCTACATTGCGTAGATTGGTCTTATCGTATTCCTGGTATTTGTCACCGATACGAGCAGCAACAAAGTCCGGGGATGCCGGGTTAAGATTGAGGTTATCATAACGCTCAATGATTTGTACCGCATTATCTGTGTCACCAATGGCACGAACCAAGACCGAGAATGATCCGTAATCTTGGAAGTTACCCTTGGGTGCAGTAATGTTTGCAATCGATATTTTTACTTGCCTTTGGATTTCTTCACCGGCTGTAATCGCTTCCAGACGGAAAAGACGTTGCATGTTACTAGCGTAGTAAGCAGCGGCATTATTAGACAAGTCCTGTGCAACGAACCAACCAGTCGAGGCTCGGGTCGCAGCACCTTCGAAATCATTTTGCTGCTTTGTTATCGTGCCGTCAGGCATTGTCATAGGTAAAAGTACTGCTCGGAAGGGTGCTGCGAGAGCATTGCCCCCTAGACTATCAAGTACTCCAATAGAACTAGTACTAGCCTGGGACAGGGATCGCTCAAAAGTTTCACCTACCCACAAGTTTCCACCCTGAGAGGCAGTCATTGTGGCCTGAGAAGTAATAGCCGTATTAGTAATAGTTGGATTAGTGTTCAAAGCCTTGCGAATAAAGTTTTCACTGGCAGGATTAAGACTAACTGTCACTTTTTCGTTGACAACAGGATCAGACCCAGTCACTACGAGATTAATACTGTTAATATTGGTGACTGATCGTATAGTCGAGCCGTCGAGCATCCTAGGATCAGCGCCGGGAAGAGTGGCGCTTCCACTTAAAAGAATGCGACCAGAGTTGCAATAAAATTGGGCTGCTACTGAACCTGTGATATTACTGGCAGTAGACTCCGGAAAGACCACGAGAGCATAGGCTCCGCCGTCATCATTGCCGGCATAACCCTGTGCAACGGGGGGAACTTTCCAACCTGCCCTACCGTCAGTCGTTGCCTGTGCGGACTCGTCACCCAACACTCGCATGAAGGTAATAGGTCCGTTATTGGCTAACCATGCCTGTGCAGCAAAGGCTGCATAGGTAGGAGCGGTGAAGTCGCCTTCACGCCATACATCCGTGGCAATATTGCCAGGAACAGGGTTGCCGAATGTTTCAACAAATTCCGAAAATGAGTTGATTGTAACAGGTAAGTTTGCGGGTCCTCTTTGGGCTCGTCCCATAACAAGGGGACCTGCTGCCGTAGGAGTACGAGGTATTTGAGAATTATCGATCTCATCGATAAAGACGCCGGGTGAAATGAATTTAAACCGTCTTGAAGAGTTGTCAGCCATTGAAAATTGTTCTCCTCACTAGAAACATGATTGCATGGTCTTGGACACTAAATGCTATTAATAAATAGTAACCGATCGCTCCAAACACCCTGCAATATCTTTTTCTATTTAACGGCGGTATTTATCTTTTCTTCCCACGTGAAATTCGGGTTCATCACCCAGAACCATACGCTCTCTGCCAATCGTAACTTCTGCGGCTGATTCTCGGACAACAACATTAGGGGTTTTCTGATTCTTGTCTGACCCGATTAAGTGACCTAGAACCTTGATTGTTACGGTACTCTTAAACAATCGTTCGTCAGTATCCAAACTTTCATTATTACTATCGTTGCTAAGCCCCGGATCGATGAAGGCTTCGTAAGTGTGCCCCTCGTGTTGAACAGAGAATACAGCAGGAGTAGAGAACTCTGAGAGGAAGGGTGCCAACATCTCATTCATCTGTGCCTGGTATGAAGAAATAATCTTAATCTCGTAATCCACTTCCACAAATGTAGGATAAGGAACAAACAACGTTTCGTATACCACCTTCTTATTGTCGAAAGGGAATGTAGAATAAGTTTTGTCTGTCTTGTCCCCAAACTTATTAATAGCCGTGGCGTTGGCTCGGTCTCTTGTTTTTTCCTGCATGACACGGCGGGCTATAGGTATTGCGCCGCCTCGGTCATAAAAGTCAAAGTAAGGAGGAATATACACCCCGTATCGACCTTTGTTCTCGGGGTTCTTTGTGAGTCCTCGACGTACAATCGCTATGAGAGGATATTCCAACACACGGTCATTAGAGCGCAAGTCACGATCGTTCTTTATAGAAAAAGATCTCTCAGGACTGGCAAAGATGATTGGGACCTTTTTAAAGCCGCTATTCGTTTCACAGGATACCGATAAGTCATCATTTAGGTAGTTGAACAAGGCTTGGTCAATATCTTCCAGCGTTGATGGCTTAAACCCGTATGTCGAGTCCAATTTCTGATTTAAAGGTGTACGAATTGGCATTATATCTATCTCCTAATTGAGTCGCCGAGGAGACGACCGGGATCAAACATTCCCTGGCGAGCCTCACGTCCCGTAATACTACGAGCCAAACGGTACCCATCTGCAAAGTCTGAGTCTTGACCAAATAATGTTTTCTTAGGAGCACTCACGTCTATAATCTCGAAGAAAGTATCATCATACTGGACGAAGTCCCCTAAACGTAAATAAAGGTTCTGATCTTGTGAAATTCGTCGGTCATTAAAATGTGCCGTAATCATACGCACGTTATCAAAGCCGTATGTACCCTGTGTTCTTTCTGATTCATCAAAGTTAACGAGACAATATACTCGAACAGGTGAGTAAAAAGTTTTTTCGAGGGCTTCACCGTAAACATTATAATTTGTTCGATCCAGATCAATAGGGAAATAGAGAATCTGTTGCCCAATTACCTTCTCAATGACCTCATCATTAAGTTGTTTTACAAAATTTCTTTCAGCCGCCCCAACAAATAAGGGAGGAGGTGGCTGCAAAGGTTGTGTCCATCTATTTTGAGCCATTTAATTATCCAACATAAATGCCAGCCGGCACCTTAATGGCAATATTCTGAATACTCTCTTGCATGGCTTGATCTTTCTCTGCCAAGGCAGAGTATACCATCTCATCCAGCACGGCCTTTAATTCATCTCGCAATGCTGTCTGCTCTTCTTTAGCCTCAGTGATGAGAGCGGGTCCGTTCAGGGTGATATCATTGTTGGGGATGGGGATAGTTGCCAGTTTGGAACGTACCTGCCCAAGAGTCTCCTTGACCAATGATAAAGCAAATCGACGTATCCACTGTTTCCCAATACTGTTAATATTTTTGTAAGGCACATTGGGGAAAGGTAAGGTATTAAGGTTATTGACTCCCTGTACCCCATGTTTGCGATCAGAAGATTCTCCCAGCGGATCAGCGGAGGGATGAAAATCTACCCAAAACTTCTGGGGATTAAAATCACTCTGAGGTCTAGGGAATATTCTTAGTTTATTATTATTTAAGCGAAAAGAGAAATGTGAGGCTCGTACATGCATATCCTCTTTAAAGGTGTATGCCTGAAGGACATTCTGCCACGCAGGGACCAACTGAAAAGTGCTATCGTCCGCATACATTCCGTAAGTAGACAGGTTCCCTACTGTTCCCACAGCGTTCCCGCCAAAGAAGTTCCACATTACAGCAGGTGTCTTATAATATACTCGCACGATGTCTATGGCCTGTTTTCCAACACTATTACTAAAGGGCGATCCTGCTTCCAGAGATGCACTATAAATAATAGCCTGTAGATCATAATCTTGCTGCTCCGGCACCACTCGGAAGGAAGCCGAATAAATTGTATCAATTGAACCCACGCCCAGGTGAGTACTCATGCCTTTCCCAATAGAGGTCAGATACTTAAAAAGATATTTTGGGTATTTGAGACTAGGGTTAGCAGTGATGCCTCCAGAGCCTGAATATTCTGTAAATTCGCCGTCTTGATCGAATGATCCTGTCGTAGCCCCCAGCAACTGAAATAATACATTTTTAGACTGGTGGGAGTTAATTAAGTAAGAATATTCTAGGCAAGCCTCTTCGTAGGCATTATACACATTTCTAGGAGTTATCTCTAGATCTAATACATTGCCGCCCAGTTTGTTATATGTGTAGGCAACCTGATCAACTGCCCCACTTAAGAACGGTGAAGTACTATAAATATTGTACGCTAACAACGCACTTACATCGCTGGTGCTCCCTGTTGCTGGGAGAACAACTGCGCTTTGAACACTTCTTGGTTGTAAATCTGTTGGCATCTTAAACCCTCGCTTCTTTATAAGTAGTTTTTCTAATCACAAAAAATGATTTGAATAAAAGAAAACCCCGTCACTAGGACGAGGTTCCCTTCGTTGTTATTCAAATAGTCTTTCGACTACTCGCTAATTAGCCACCCGAGGGGTAAGGCACATCGGCGACAAGGTCGGCAACAACAACAAGACCGTACATGTCAGGTCTAACCATCTTCTTCGCATAGCGAGTCATCACGCCCTTACGAGGCACGAAGTCTTCGGTTCCGAAGATGGTAGGTGTGACTTGCAGTGGCACGTAAGGTGCATACACATAGCCGCTTTCCAAGAAGCTGCTTCCACGGCGACCAACAAGAATGAGGTTGCGAGGGAAGTAAGGATCGACATGAATGTCCATCTTACGGCTAATAGAACCTACGTTCTTGACACCCCAACTTCCCTTAGCCTCATCAACGGCAGCCGTAGCACGGAATCCGCTGGTGAACTCAAGAATGTTGGCAACTTCGGGAGAGCAAACGATAAAGTTTGCGCCGCCACGGAGCGTCTTACGATGGATACGGGCGCTAACTTCGTTAACGGTCTCAAGACAGGTCTCGTACCACTCGGAAACGTTTCCGGTGAAGTCTGGGTAGCTCGACAAGCCACCTGCTGCATCGATACCGACAACGGCACCGGTTTCACGGTTCAGGAACTTACCTGGGCTGCGAGACCAGTACAATGTACCAGCAGTTGCACCCTTGATAAGGTCTTCAAGAATCTCTTGGTCAATTTCAAGAGCCACTTGCTCAGACAGGATGCTTGTCAACTCAACTTCAGCGTCGAGGTTGTGGTAAGCATTCAAATCTTGTGCAAGTTCAGGACTCCACTTAGCCTTGAGCTTCTTAGTAACAGCAGTCACAGCGACCGAGTCGATCTTGATGTCGATCTGCGGGATGTGATTGTTGTTTTCCAGTCCCCATTGATTGGGAGCAGGAGAGTTGGCACCAACGATAGAACCGAGGGCACCACCATCGACGAATGCATCGACGATCGGGTAGTAAGCACGGTTAACATCAGCAATAGAAGCCGACAGGTTGGCTGCGCCACCACCATCAGCGGGAATAGCCGAACCAACAGCGGCAGATCCTGTACCAAAGAATACAAGACGCAACTCGCCAGATGCCGTGTGCTCCGAAGTCAATGTACGAACGAGGAATTGTGAGGTTGGAGATGTGAGATTTCCAACAATTCCACCATTTCGGGTTGCAACACCGTCAACACCAACCACAAGAGCAACATAGTCATCTTCGTTGATGTTAGAGGGTTTTGCCAATGTGGCGACAGCATAACTGGTAGAACCAGATACGAAAACCGGGTCATCACGCAACCATGTCGAAACATAGCCGCCCGGAGACGACTTTACGTCACCGAAAGTACCCGAGGCAATAACGTTAAGCTCCGGGGCTGCAATGACGGTAGATCCTGTCGGGCTTGCAAAGCCATTGTTCAAGTTATAGAACGAATAGCCATCATTCGGTGCGCCGAGGTCAACACCACCTGTAAGCTGAGAACCGACAACGCCACCACCGTACAGTGATGTGTTCTGGTTTTGAGCCAAGCGCCACGTATCTGTCATCGCATCGTCACCCGAGAAGGTGAAATCGAGGAAGAAGATGAGTCCGCTGGGGAGGCTCATGGGTTGGACCGATACAAGGTCCTGTGCCAAAAGGTTACCGAATACACGGCGAACGATTGGGAATGCAACTGAGGCGAAGCCTTCGACATCTCCACCAGACATTGTGCTGGTTTCTTTAAGCAACTGAGCAGCCTGGTTTTCCAGTAGACGAGCCATATTGGAACGATTAATATCGCCCAGACCCTCTAAGAGACCAGTTCTTTCCCACTTGCCTAGAAGTGCTTCACCCTCATTGGCCAAGGAACGAGCCTTGATGCCTTCTGTTAGGGTATCTAATACAGACATTTATTTTTCTCCTTATAAAAAGATTTGTATTATTTTGTTGTTCCGGCGAGTGTGGCCCAACGATTGTAGGTAGGTTGCCCTTCGGTAGATGTCTGCTCTTCCGAGCGGCGACTAGTGAGGACGACTGAGGATCTTCGAGTGATCGCTTCAGACAATGATTGTGCAGCACGTGGTTGACGAGATTCTGCCATTGTCTTTTGAAGTGTTTCGAAGATTGTCTTTGCCTCTTCTACTGATTGTGCATTCCCCACCAACTCAGCAATTCTATTTTTTTGCTGCTCATTCAGGGAGGTGTCGTTTAGAACACGATTCGCATATAGTAACCGAGCATTTTGGAGGAGTAATCCCTCTAAAGTGCCTTTAACTTCTTTAAGTGTAGTACGTAATTGTAGATTTTCTTCTTGGACGCCCATAAAACGATCACGGGTACGTTCAAGTTCTTTAATATCTTCTTCATCCATGCCGTCGGTGGAGGTATAAATGGTTTCCTCATCCGACTCTAATTGACCTTGTGTCAGAGCCTCTTCAGCCTTCTCTAATTCTACTTTAGGAATATCGACGACCATCATCTCTTTAAACATCGTCACCAATTCGGCTTCGTCAATATCAATCTCGTCATCTCGATTACCGGGGGCAACATCCCTTGGGAGGTCGCCGTCTAGAGAAACATCAATATTGTCTGCGACATCGGAAAGGTCAGCCTCATATTCTTCATCGCTAGGGACTTCATCAGCGGCAGCCAAAATATTTTCGAGGTCCACGACAACCTGATCTCCCTCTTCCGAGAGATGGGACATCGGAACCTGTTCCATTGTTGTAGTAAGGTCTACCTCTTCTTCTGGCTCTGCGCCAAGGTCAAGATCATCTTCTTGTTCTAATAGTTTTTCTACCGCACTTCGTACTTCAGTGGAGTACTTTTCGACTACTGCCTGTTCGGCGGTCTTAAGCGCAGATTCTCGAAGTGTTTTAGCATCGAGAATGGCTTGCTCTAACATATTAGACATATTAATATCCCCTTCTATGATGACAATGCATCAAAATAAATAGTCAGCGGTGATGTCAAAGGACAAGGATTTTACTATTCTGTAAGACCAGAGCCAGTTAAGGGGAACATGGCTTGTTGGTCGATGCCGGTCAAAGAGGCATAGATAGTCCATCCTTGCGTGGTCTGGGCACCTACATTAAAGATATGCACTTCGCTGCATTTCACGTCCAACGTGATTGCTGGAGTACCGGTGGACGGAAAGCTGATAGAGTGGTCAGTTGCCACCTTAGTCGAAGACCCTGTAGGGACAAAGGCTAATTTAATCTGGTCAGCGGTGGGCAAAAGAGTAATGGATTTAGTAACTCTTGGGAAAGATACTGCTTGTCCCATTCCTGTGTTGACTGGAGTAATTCCAGATCCAGTGACAAAAGGAACTCCGGAAACTTGGTAAGAAGATACGCTACCGAGTCCAGCGTACTGGCGAGTATAATATTGAGTTGTATCGGGCGATGTTGCCATGGGTTTCTCCTTTATCTTCTAGTCTTAAGTAGTGCCTGGGAGCGCATATTTACTTTTCTGATTAATCTTTTAGTTTGACGGCGTTCCTCTGCCTTGATGGCAGACTTCTTCGTAAAGTGACGCCTTTCTCTTAGTTCTTCAATGATTCCGTCTTTTTTAACCTTCTTACAGAAACGGCGGACCATGCGGTCAGCATCACCTCGGCACTCTTCTGCTCGAACTGTTACTTGGGTATCGAGAGGCTGCTGCTTGTTGTTGTTTTTAAAATTATTATTTCTTCTCATTTTTTTATCTTTCTAATGATTAAATGTTTTTGACGACGTGTCCCCAGTTTCCGAATCCTGGGATATTAGTTATATCAAGCCCTGGGTCTGCTGGGTCCAGACCCTGAAGGGCTCCCCCTTTACCGCCCTTATCCGATGGCAAAGGCTTGGTGCCCTCAAACAATTCAGGGTTTTCAAATTTGTTTTTTAAGGAATCGTAGGAATTAGTTCCAATAGCAGACAGGACCTGTCTTTTTGTTTCTGCCAACGCAGGAGGAGTGGGTTGAGTTGCATGGTGAGGTGCCGATGGGCGAGACTCTACCAGTTGGGTAGCAACCCCCATACCCTGAACTACTTCAGTTATAATCCCAGAAAGAACGCCCTCCTCAAAGATGACCTCTTTGACGCATTCTTTAATAATATTTTTGAGTTCCGATTTTTTCATCTCTTTCCTTTCTATGTTAGCCGGCGGTGGCTAACGGATTACTACTAATCATTGCCCACTTGCTCCCGGTCCAAATAAATTCAAATGCAGCACCTTGTTTATTATTTTCGAAGGCGATGCCGCTATACGAACCGAGTATGTTTGTAGTGCTCACCGCAATAAGCACATTGTTAGTGGTAGTGTTTAATATAATTTTTAGTATTTGCCCGGCGGTCGTGCCGTCCGCTATGGTCATCACATGTGCCCCGACAGCGTGGTCCATCGTAATAGAGGTAGCATCGAGAAGATGAACAGAACTAGCGGGAGTAAGAGTGCTTGTAGTTCCACTACCCAAGTCTGTGCTTGTCGTGCCTAATATGACCTCTTCTGTTGCCTTAAAGTCTCCACTTACTTCAAGCGAGTGGGTTGGTGTTGCCGTATGAATGCCGACATAACCATTTGTTCCCTCTAGTGTGATACGGGCAGCATGACCACCGTTTACACTAGCATTAGCGATCTGCAATGGTCGGCTGCTATGACCAATCAGGGGGTAAAATGCATCCATAAAGAAAGCATCTGCCAAAGATCCCGTGAAAGTCGTACCGGCTACATCCTCTAATGCCAGCGAGCCTTTTCTGTTATTTCTGCCGGAGGTATCTGAGTTGCCATCTGCATAAAAATCTATAAAAGGATTATCAGACTCATCTGTATTATCAGTGTCGGCAACTAATTTAATGCCCACAGATTTTTTACTAGCGAGTCTTAATACCGCATCTCTTTCGTGACCTGATATATCATTAAAAGGGTCTACAATGTCCAATAGATTTTGGGGTGAGTTGTTCCCAACACCAATGCGGTTGTTTCCGCCGTCAATATAGAACATATGAGTGGCGTGATTACTTTCTACTCGGAAGTCGGTATCAATAGATCCCTCGTTGAAAGTAGATCCGCCATTAACAACCAAAGACCCAGTTACTTGGACTGTGTCATCTGAGGTGTTCCCTAGGAGGATCTTCCCATCCGCTGTGGCTCTAAAGCCCCAGGATCCGTCGTCGTCTTTTGCCCCATATCCTGCACCAGCCATCTTAATCTCCTAAGATATCGTTTAGGGCACGGTTAATTTTGTCTGCCTTGGTTAAGTGGGTTTTGATTTTATTTTCTGCTACCAAAAACGCACCAGTTGTACTGGGCTCAGAGACCAGGTCAAAGCATAATAACTGGAAATCATCCTCAACCATGGTAACACCGCCCTGCTGGCGTGTGGAGCCTAAACCACGACTTGAGATGCCCAGACATACGCCACCTTGGACCAGTTGCTTGGCAATTTGTCCAGCAGGAGTCTCTAGAATTTTTATCTTGCCCATCACGTTGTCGCCGTTCCACCATACATCCGTGATAAGATGGCTAGCGTTCTTCAGGTTGATGACCGACTCGTCTGGGTGGTCTAGTTCACCAAGTGAGCGGCGCTCCTTGACAAGTTTTCCATAGTTCTTTATCTCTCTTTCGAGGATAGTGCGGGGGTAAACTCGCCCGTTACCATTTCTAGACTCAGCCATTTGTATCTTGCCGGCTAAAATAAGATGAGTTCCTTCACGATTTCCCTCACGCTCTTCCTCTGTGAGAAGATCGTCACTGTAATCTAAGTTCATAAACTCTTTTAAGACATATTTCTTATTCATTTTGTTTCTCCTTTGAGTGCGGGCGTTACCCGCACGATACTGCTACCCCTGCAACAATTGGTTACTGGTCTTAGCATCCATTTTTGAGTCCATGACCCCTTGCGTTCTGTATTCATGCTGTAATCCTCCGTCAGATATAAGCATACAAAGTGTATACGATGTACCCGATGCCAAACAACCCATTAAAAAACAGTTCACCATCGAAACATCATAGGTAAATAGTTCTGTAAATGGGTTTAGGAGGATAAGAAGCACTCCTACCCAAAAGCCTACACACATAGGGCAGTGAAAAAAATATGCTCGTGGACGAATGGGTTCTAAAATTTTAGAATATACGATAATCTGTGTCAAGCCATAAGCAGCAAGAATAAATACTATTAACAATTCAATCTCTAATACAGGTATCCATACCCAGCAAAGGTATATGTAGGAGCGCCGATAGAGTTAGCCCCTGGCGTATCCTGATAAGGGGGGATCTCTCCATAAGCCGTGGTTTCATCAGCAGGGGGGTCGGTGAAGTTATCTTCTATATTTTCATCATATTCTCTTGCCTTGTGTTCTTCGGCTTGGGTTTTTGCAAGATACTTATCCAACTGATAAAGTAGAGCCTCCAGAGTATCTACTCCACTTTCAGAAGTTTTAGGATAAGTCGCCTCGACCATACCAAAAACAGGTCCACCGGTAGGGTAGTCTTCAAGGATTCCCTTCTGTTGAAGGTCATACATTAAATCTCGCTGATAATCGTAAATATCCTTATCTACATATGGCTTGGGCATGAGCGTGATTTTGTTTTCCGACGGTACGATCACAATGTCCAAGTACTCATGGTCATGAATAAGCAAATTATTATCTAGGGTTCGAGTAATCTGAAGGGATATTCTCGCCTGGGGTGGTTTGGGCTTAGCCTCACTTCCGAATTTAATTTTTATTGGCATCTTCTTGATACTCTCGGACAAGTTTTTGCAGTTTTAAAACCTTAATGATTTGCTTCTCGTCCATCTTAGAGACGTTCATGCCCTCTATTAATTCAATGACCTTCTTTGTGTTCGATGTCATCTCTTCATCCTCTGTTACTTCAGGTGATCCCAAAGATTCCTTAACAGAGCGGTGAATTCTTTTTAATTCTTCGGCAAGGTGCATACGAAACTCTACTGATTGCATATTAGGAGTGGACACAAACTTTTGAAGTAATTCTGCCTGCTCGGGAAGTAGATCTTGATACTTTTTATTAAATCGCTCTACAAAGCTATCAACAACTAGATTGTCTACTGGTTCAATTTTCTCTTCTACAGATTTATCTTGAGTGAGGTTGTGGATAATCTTGCGCTCCATGAGTACACGATTCTTTACCGAAATGTGTTTTCCAAAGATTTGAGACAGCGTCGCATAAGATTTATAGTTAGGGACAAAGTTATTAAATGTTTCTTTACCCAGTTCCTTATTTACCCTATTAATCACTTGGGATTGTTCTGCAAATATTTCATCCCTATCAAGGTCATCATACGCACGGCGGGCGTGATGCACAAGTTTTTCGGCAGTATAATGATCCACAGGAGTCTCGTTATCAGTCAGCGACTTAAAACAATCCAATTCTGCAAAAAGAACCATACCTTTCCGGAAGTGCTCCGAGAGAATTCCCTTAATCTTTTTTCCACGGGAAGGGTTTTGGTCCACAATAGACTTTGTCAATTCGAGAATTAAGGTCTCAAATAAAAATGCTGTATTTCTTTTTTTATTGTGTTTTATTTTCATGTTCTTTTTCCAACTGGGCTATAAGTTTTTTAATCTCATGTTGGGTCTCCAAAATGATAGCATCCTCTCGGTTCTCCATGGATTCGCCGGTAGTGATGCGACCCTTTGATAATAAACCTAGTTCAGTGCTACCTTTAAATAGTCTCTTAGATCCGCCTAAGCCGTATGTTCCTCCAAGACTTTGCATATGCCTGTTCATTGCACCGTGCTTACGAGCATCTTTTGATAAATCAGTACGCTGTCCGGGCGGCTCCTCGCCGGCATCAGGTTCTGCCAACAGAGGTCCTGCCTCAACTTCGTCCTCAGGAGTATCGGGAGTATCGGTGTCTCCCCCTAGATCTCCCATCAAATCATCACCAGCGGTGTCGCCGGACATGTCTCCACCTACCTGTTCGGTACTGACCGCTTCCATAGCGGCGTTGTATCGGGCATCACCGATTTGCTCGACTTGGATTCTTTCAACCTCTTCAGTAGATAACTTAAAGACGTTTTGATAAACCCATCGCTTAGAAAACAGACCCTCTGTGGCATTGCCAGCAATTTCAAACTTAGTGCGCAGATGCTCTAATTCTTGCAACTCAGCAATCTTAGAGGGATTATTCAAATGTAACTTAAATGACAACAAATCGTTGTTGCGAAATCCTAATGTGAAAAGATGAATAATGCACATCTTCTCTAGTTCTGCAATGGCGACACGCTGGAGGCGTTGGATGGTCCGAGCAAATCGAATATCCTTCTGAGCCAGAGTAGTTTTATCTTCTTGGGCGTCCGACTGGGCCAGGTAAGCCTTAGGAATTTTTAGTGCCGAAAATAGCTTGTCTCGGAGATAATTTACATCGTCAATATCTCCGGTAAATTGACCTCCAGCCAGAGTTTCAATACGAGTATTATTGGCAGCGCCACGGACTGGGATATAAAAGTCCTCGTCCACGCTCATAGCATTGTATCGTAAATCTACCCGACCAGTCTCGTCATCAACAATCTGATTTCGCTTCATCTGGGTCTTAACCTGCTCAATATATTGCTCTACATCCTCAGGAGCAATATTACCTACATCAATGTAGAACACTCGGCGTTCAGGCGAGCGAACAATGCGATAAGCCATCATCGCATCTTCGAGCAACACTAATTGGCGCCAGATTCTACGAGAGGGCTCTAAGACGGAGGTTCCATAAGGCACATATTTATCGGAACCAAGTACTCGAAAATGAGACACTTGCCAGTTCTCAAACGTAACGCCCTTGTTTCCTTCGGCTTGTTGCCAAAAGAATTGAATGTAGTTAGGATTCGTAGGGTCCGTTCCCTCTATTCTCTCGATCTCACGCACCGGAAGGGGGATAACATTTGTGATTCCCAACTTATCGTCGATGTCCATGTACAAATAGTAGTC